CAACGGTTCGTTTCGCTGGCATCACTCACCATCCTTGAACGCTTTGAGTTCGTTGAACGCTTCACGCAACTTGGCGAGGTCCTCGGCGGTGGCTTTATCCAAGTCGACTCCCGCGTTCTTTGCGACAGTCAATGGTTGGATGGATGCTTTCGCACAGGCGGCGAAGAACTGGTCTAACTGTTCTTTGCTGAGTGCGGTGTTTGCGGTCACGGGTGAAGGCGTAGGTACTTGTGCTTTACCAGTTGTGCGCAAGCCCGAGGACGGGATAACTCCCTGCGCCTTCCCCGCTACTTCTTGTCCTTCCCATTCTTGTTTCGTCCACAGCGACAGGCAGATACCGAATCGCATTGCGGCGTTACGAAGGAAATCTCCGACGAGTTCTTTGTCGAGGTCGGGCTTGTCGTGTTTGACTGTGCCGACTCCGAGTATCTGCTTGTTGAGAACATACAGGTGCCCCCACATGACCGCCATCCCGTTGACAACATGAATAGCGGGGCGTCCGTTGTCCCAGCCTGCTGGTTCCCACCACCACATCGGGTCTATCTCGATGAGGATTTTGGTGATGTCTGCGTGCCCGACGAAGTCGAGTTGGGTTCCTCCGCGTGGGAGTTTGCCAACAATCTTTGGGTCTGGGACACCGTAGTTGTCGAGGACTGCGCGTAGCGCGATGGCGTTTTCTTTTTCTTCCATTACTTTTCTCCCTTGAGTAACAATGTGCGTGTGGTGACTGGCTTGCTGTACTTGTTGGCGAGGTCTGGCTCCATCGCCTTGAGTGTCTTGATGTCGAGGGACTGCCAGGTTCGTCCCTTCCATGTGGCGATGATGGTTCCGTTGACGGTGGCGTACTCGTTCTGCCCCATCAGTTCGCACAGTTCTGCTTTCAGTTTGTCCTCAAGTTCATTCAGACCCTTGAGTTCTCGTTTGACGTGCTTTAGTTGTGCAACCAAATCCTCAGCCGTAGCAGGTAGTTCGACAGTCGTAGGCTCAGGTTTCGCATAGCGTGTGCTGATGGTTTCATAGGACCAGTTGACTCCTTCGGGTGTGATACCTAGGTCGATGCAGGTCAACCATTTGGATACGGCTTCGACATGCTCCGCCTTTTCATCGGCGGACACATCCTGTCTTACGATATGGAACGCCATCGTGGAGTCAAAGATTCCCCAAGTGATGTGGTCCACATCCGCACAGATTGCCTGCTGGATTCCTTGGATGCGCCAGTAGTCGAACAGTTCTCCGTCGAACGGCTGGGACAGGGTCTTGATTTCTAGGACATAACGTGTCCCGTTATCCTCGTAGAAGCCGTCGAGTGTGGCAATCATGCGGGCTGAACCGTCATCGGATTCGGCTACGAACATTTCCTCTGGGGTTTCGTAGTTGATTCCTGTGCGGTCGATAGCCCACTTGATGCACAAAGGTTCGAGGTCGTTACCTCGGGTCATTGCCCATGTCGGAGCGATAGGTGCGGGGGGTATGTCACCTAACAGTTCCGCGGCGTATTGGTCGGTGGGTACAAATCGGTGTAGCCCGTAGATTGCGGCGACCGCTGAGGCAGAGACACGCTTGCGTTTCTGTTCGTCCCAGAATCGGACGGCTAACCAATCTGATTCGCCGTGTGTTGGTTTGGATATGCGGTAACGCTTCATGCGTTGCTCCCTTCGTTGTCCTTCACCAACCACCCTACACGAGGGTGATACCGTATGTCAACTAAAAATCCTGGAGAATTTTCAGGTCACGCACCATGCCCACTGGGATGTGGATTGCGTGGATTCCTTCACCTTTGCATAGGGTCTGCCATAGGGTGACGTGCTGGTCTTTCGAGCCTGGTTCACCGAGGGGAATATGGAAGCCGACTGAGTTGACGATGCACTCGCCGTCATCGTCGTAGTCTTTGAGTTCAAGCCATCCGCCGTCAGACATGTGGGTGTCTGCCCATGTGACCATGACGATGGGGTAGCGGTTCCCTTGCTCCATGTGGTCAGGCTACCAGTTGGGTGCGACGCTGTTTCGATTCGATGATTGCGCGGTCCAGTTCCTGTAAGGCTCTGAAAAATTCGTCTTCTTCGGTGTGTCCTGCGACTCTGGCTCGGACCAAATATTTCCGTATTGCGTATAGCGTTTCGGGTGTCATAGGGACTGCGACGATAGCAGCCCATCAAACTGTTTTGCGATTCGTCAGTGATGCGTTTCGATGTGTCTATCCAACTTGGAATCAACACGGTCAATCTTGTCCTCGACGTTGCCCTGCTTCTTGTACACCATCTTCAACATGCCCATCACGACCTCATGGTCAGACGCATTATCCTTCTTGAACTTCTGGATGACGGTGACTAGGACAGAAAAAGCACCAGCAACAACAGCACTAAGAAAGACAGCCCAGCCCGAATCCACATCAGGCTCCCTTTGATTCCTTCCACGCCTTCACACGCTCAGGCACATCATCGCCTGCAACGTAACGCAGATGCCACGGCTCCGATGGGAGGACTTCCCATGAGAAACCGAATGACACAGCGTTCTTTGCAAGCCACTCAAGTCGTGCGCCAGAAGCGTTAGCAATATCTACAGCCACCCCGTAATTATGCTGACTAGAACCAGGCACCGCCATCGGCGCTTGACCTTTCTTCAAGTACCAAGCCTTGCCCTTGTAAATGCGCGGCTTCTGCTTCATCAAGGCTGGCTTCGGGTTGTCGGTGTATCGCTGGAAGAACCCGTACTCCTGAACCGCAAGTGAGCGATATGTGTCCGCTGGGCTAGTCGGGCTGAGGTCAATTCCTTCTGCGTTAGCGGCAGCGTCCATCGCCTCATATGCGTCAGCCGCACAATGATGCAACTGACCCTTGCCTTCAATCTTGCGAAGAAGACTTGGGTCAAGTTCACCTGGCTCCACATTCTTGAGGTGGGAACACAACTTCACCTTGATAATGGGAAGTTTGGCGATGTCCACCTTCGCCATTATGCGGTCGCCTCATCCTTCTTCTTCGGTGCGCCAGCACCAGAGAACGCTGCTTCGATTTCTTCCTTGGTAAGAGTGCCATCGACGCTGTAGCGGAGCAACTTCTCGATGACCTGTGCGCATGCCATGACGCCTGCGAGGGCGGCTGACTTCCAGAGTTCGACTCCGATGATTGCGCCACCTGCGACTGCGGCGAGAGCCGACGAGCCGAACAGGGCGAAGATGCGGAAGATGATGTTCTTCAACTTTTCCATTAGTCAGAGTCTTTCTGTGCGAGAGTGATTACCGAATGTAGCAGAATAGTGAACCCTGTAATCAGGGTTGCCTGCCGTAAGGTAGGACCTGAGAGGGTGATGAGGACCATGCCTGTACCTGCCCAGGTCCATGCGTTATCGACAAGGTAGGTAAGTACTTTCTTCATCAAGGTCGTATTCTAGTAGGTGGGGGGAGCATGGTCAGAACGGCTCCGATAGCGACCAAGGTACGGCGGGCACCGACAGGGATGTTGGAGCCGACAGGGACATAGGTGTCTAGACCCGTCTTGAAAATGTCCACGTTTTCCTCGAAGGTTTCACGGATTTCTTGGGGTGCATCTTGCACGGCTTCGATGAGGGCAGCGACCTGGGTGTCGTCAAGTTCGGTGACATCCAGCGCCTCAAAGATTTCTTCGGCTTGGGTGGTGCTAACTACAGCAAGCACTTGTGCGTTTGTGGCTAGATAGGCGGCTTGGTCAGGGCTGGGCGGGGTCTCAAGGATGGCATCGACCGCTTTAGCCACCTGCTCGGGTGACGCGATAGGAGCCTCTAGGACGTTCTCGGGGGTGTTAGGTACGGTTTCGGGGGTTGCGCTCACGGGAGGGGCTGTGGACGCGACTGGTGCCATTGTGGTGGCAGCCGCTAGGGTGGTGGTTGTCCGTACCGTGGAGGGGGGAGCGAGTGATGTGGTTGGAATTTCTGGCAGCGTTGTTGGGGGTGGTGGTTCTGCCGTTGTGGATACTGCAGGAACGGTCGTGGCGGGTGCAGTCGTGGTTGATGTTGGTGGAGGTACCCATTCTTGTGTGGTTGACGTGGCAGGTGGCAACGTACTCGTCGTAGTGGTCGTTGCAACCTGAGTGGTAGTGGTGGTACTTTCCTCAGTGGTTGTCGTGGAAGGAGGAAGCGATGAAGTGGTTGACGTTGATATTTCTGTTGTCGATGTACTGGGCGCTTCGGTCGTCGAAGTCGTAGTTTCCTGAACTGTCGTAGAAGTAGTGGTCGTGGCAGGGACAGTCGTTTCTAGGACAGTAGAAGTAGAGGTCGTCGTCGGTGGGGTGGATGCTGTTGTATATGCCCATTCGGGGACTATCTCCCAACCGATGTCGTCAATGTTCCATGCGAGCATATAGCACGTTCCGCCGCCCGCCTCGAAGAACCAGCCGTCAAGAGGGTTGGGTCCTGGGTCTAGTTCAAGTGTGGCGATAGCAGACCATGAGCAGCCTTTGATGTTCCAGGTGCCGAACTCGTAGCCACCGATGTCCACGGTTCCGCCGTCGTCTGCGGCGACCATGAACTGAATCGTGTCATGCTCAGGGATGTCGATGAATCCTGTGTAGTGGACCATGAAGAAGTCGTAGCCGCAGTCTTGGAATGGTTCGCCGTTGAAGTTGCGGTTGATGTTGTTTTCTATCTCGGACCCGCAGGTGGGGTAGGTGTCGTCTGAGCGTTCTGGTGGTATCTGGTCAATCAGGTAGCCGACCGCGTTGAGTCCTGGTTCGGGTTCAGCGTTCGCCTGTTGTGGCAGTAAAGCGAGAAAGGCGACGGGAAGAAAAACTAGCCAGCGGCTATTTCGACCCACGCCAGAGCATCCTCATTCCAAACGAAACGTCCCTCTGGTCGCGGTGTGGGTGGCTGCCAATCATGGTTCGCATCCAGTGTCCACGATGGGAACGGTTGTGGGGCAACAAACACATCAGCAACGGGGTCATAGGTGAATCCGATGCCAGCGTATTGTTTGCGAATGTTGTTGTTGTATGAGGTGCGAACACACTTCTGTCCGTACACCTGCGCGTAGTGGGATTCCCAATCGGATACGCCATCCACCACTTCGTCTTCGTTGCGCCCCACAATCACTTGGGTGACGATGTTGTTGCTGTCAAGAAATGCGTAGTGTGCCATAGTTAGACCGTAATTGTACCTGTTCCCGCGGTGAACGTATAAATCTTATAGCCACCAGAAGTGGTCTTGGTATAGGTCAATCCAGCACCAACAGAGAACAGGTCTTCCTGGGTATCTGGGTAACGCAAGATGACAATGCCCGAACCACCAGATGCACCAAAACCGCTACCAAGTGTTCCGTTGCCACCAGCGCCGCTGCCCGTATTTGCGGCTGGGCTGGATGGGTTTGCTGCGCCGTTGCTTGAACCATTCGTTGCACCACCAGTACCGCCTGTGCCAGCGCCTCGACCACCACCGTAACCACCACCAGCACCGCCACCACCACCACGGGTTACCGATGTACCAGTAATGCTTGATGCAAGACCGTTGCCGCCGTTCTGTGCAGACGCAGCAGCACTAGCACCACCACCTGCTCCAGCAGAGTAAGCGCCGTCAATAATACCGTCAGACCCGTTGTACCCCTGATTGGCGGTACCAGTTCCCTTTGCGCCACCACCGTACAGACCAGAACCACCACCACCACCAGAACCACCACTGTTTCCGTTTTGGGTGCTTGTTCCGCCGTAGCCACCACCAGTCGAAGTGATAGAGCCAAGAACGGAGTTGCTTCCATTCGTTCCACCGCCGCCACCAGCACCGACAGTCACCGTGTATGAGGTCCCACCAGATACAGACAACTTTGATTCAGCGGATGCGCCGCCACCAGAAGACTCACCAACAACTGAACAGCGATAGCCGCCTGCACCACCACCACCGCCGACGTCACCACCACCGCCAGCGCCACCCGCAAGAACAAGATATTCAAACTCGGTAGGCGAGTTACTTCCCCCAACACCAGCAAGAATCTGCATGGCTACGCGCTCAAATTACCGACAGCCACCCAAGTATCGGTGTCAATCTTCACCAAAGTAGCCACCGCATACTGACCCTTCATCTTCAACTTTGACCCCTCGGACCGAATCGTTACACCAGAACCAGCGGCGATAGTCACTTGACCAGCACCCAACTGCATCAAGTTCACCTGGTCGCCAGTCTCAAATGCAACAGACGAGTTTGGCGGAACCGTCATCGTAATAGCGGAAGCATTGGAAAGCGTCACAAACTTATGGGCATCGGTCAACACCAACGTATACGTCGTCCCCGTCTGGGCGTTCAAAGTCATGTTGTCGTATTCAGCGGAACCAACAACACGGTCAGCCAACTTTGCTTGCGTTACCGCATTGTCAGCAATCTTCGCAGTGGTAACAGCAGAGTCTTGAATCTTGGCAGTGATTACAGCGTCGGTAGCAATACCAGCAGCAGCAACCTGCCCCCAAGCGACACCGTTTGTTGCTGACGAATCAGCCTTGAGAACGTAATCGTTCGTGCCAACAGCGAGACGATTGAGAACGGTGCCATCGGTGGCAAGCAAGTCGCCCTTGGTCGTCAACGTGGATGCAACCTTGTTCGCCTGGTCTGCGTCGACTGCGGTGAATACTGGGTAGCAGGTTGCGCCAGCCGAGTGCGATGAATTGGTGGTTCCGTCTACACCACGGGTGATGGAGGAAAGCGATGAACCTGAACGGGTTGCAACCAGCACCTTTTCTTCGGTTGAAAGACCTGGGTCGATGACCATGTAGAACGGTCCGTTGGTGGTGTTGTTCCAGTTGGTGACATCACCAGTGAGAAGCGCGGAGGTGTCGGATGAGTTGATGGCGTTGGTCAGGGTGCAAGCAGGTGCCGCGCCAGCGTATGACCGTCGTGTTGCGTATGCCATCTAAACTCCTAATCCGTTACCGAACGCATTGTAATAGTACAGGTTCCCTCTAAATCCCAGTTGGATTGGAACCCGTCAATTATCTGGAATTCAAGGTCCTCTACTACCACCGAGAATACTTCGGTATTTTCTTGGTAGTTTACCACGCGCGGATTATTGACCAAGTCCCGCAAGTCTTGTAGTTCTTTCTCGACATCGAAATAGTATTCGGAGTCGCGGACCCTAATGCGGTGGTGCATGAGGAGGGGGACTCGGAACACTTGGCTTCGGGCAGGCGAGGCGTAGGCTCGTGCCATCCAACGGGTCATGGTCGGTCCTTCAGTGGCGGATGCTCTCGCCAATTCCAGTTTGAACTTCGCTTCAATGAACTTGGCTTGCGGACCCGTTGACACGGACTCTGTGGTGAGTGGCTTATCGTGTGCGGTGAGCGAGGCATAGTCGCCTGAGTCGCTAGAGATGTACGGGGTGATTGTCCCGTAGAGCGGAGTAGTGCGGATGTCGAACTTGGCTACGAACTTGCGGTCGGGGATACCCCAACGGTATGTGCCTGTAACGATTTCGCCTGTCTCCACCAGGTTGGCTGAGTCTTCTGCAATGATGCCGACACCGCTAACCCAGAAGCAGCGCTTGTCATTGAAAGTGACAAGACCGTTGATTGTTGCGGTGGAGTCGTACATGAGGTCGGTGGCGTGGGCGGGGGTGTTGGTGGCGATGAATGTGCTGAGGTCAAGTCGACCGAGTCCGCCTGATACCCCGTCGTAGTTCGTCCAAGTGAAATAACTGAAACGACCTTCACTGGTGAACTTCGTTACCGCACTGGAGGTAGGGATGATTTGTCCTGCGACAAGGTTGCTGTTGCTGTCGGTGGATGCGAAACGTACACCTTTGTCGGTGCCGATGAGAACGAATCCGAGGTAGCCAGAGATGGCGGATACGACTTCGCCTGTGGGGAGTTCGAGTGCGACGACGCCTGCGTCAAGGGTGCCGTCTGCTTTGATGGTGATTTTGTAGATGAGAGACTTTTTGCCTGCGTACCCTGCGGCATAAACGGCGTTCTGTCCCGTGGCTACACCAATCCATCGGAACTGCTGGTCGTCGGGGGTGATGATTGCGCTCTTTGAGCCGCCTGCGGCGATGGTGTGCAGAATGTGGTCGTATGCGCCGAACATGTAATTCTTGGCGAAACCAAGCATGTAGTAACTATCGCTTGAGTTGACAAATTTGCTAGATGAAATAACTGAAACCGAGGTGGCTGGGTCAATGACTCGGACACCATCGGACGGGAACGCGAGATAGATGCGTGAGCCGTCGGTTGCCATTGCTGCGCAGGTTCCGCCTGGTTCGCCTGTCGCATCGGACCAGGTTGGGGATGAGGCGTACGGGTCGGTGGTGTATTTGACATCTGCACCAAGAGACGCATAGACACGCCCATCCTGCACTACGACATGGGCGGTGGTCGCAGCACTAGCAAGAGACACCTTTGTTTTTGGGAGAAGCGTCAACTGTCCTTTGGTCCAAGGGTCGACACCTTTGGACGTGTGGAATCTGTAGTCCTGTGCTTCTGCGGTGTCCGCATACTTTTGTCCTGCACCGTAATGCCATGACACTTCGCCTCGACGCCACAAACCCTGTGGGTTGATAGCGGCTTCGCCAGGGGCGGTGGACTGGTCAACAGAGTCACGGACACGCGGCTCAAATCCTCTAGCGAATGTTCCAGCCTTCTGGTCAACGAGGTAAGGGCGTCCGTTGATGGCGATAGGGAAGACGTCTGGGACGAGTTGGGTTGTGGTACCACCAGAGAAGAATTTTGGTGCAGGCTTGAAAGCATCCGTGAACTTGTACAGGGTGTCAGCCACTGTTTAGTCCTTGTTGAGGAAGGTGGGGTATGCCCTTGCGAGTCGTGCGGCTTCAGCCTGGATGCGGTCGCGGCGCAAACGAAGAAGATTCGAAACAGACCCAGCGACAGAACCAGCGGGAACCTCATCAGCGCGACGAGTATCGCCCTGGGATTCGGTGAAGTTCCGCTTGATTTCTCGTGGCGACATCAAACGAATCTGCGCACCCAACGTCACAATATCCGTAACCGAATCTTGGACACCGCAGGTGCTGTTGATGTCGGTGGCTTCGGTAGAAGCGCTGCTGTATGGTGCCTTGTAGACGATGCGGAGACGCCCTGGGAACACACCCTGGTCAAAGCGCAGAGCAAATCCTGATGGGAAGTCGTCGGTTGGTACGTCACGGACAAGGCGTACTTTGCGGGCGACAGGGTAATCATCGGTCATGTAACGAACCGAAACCTGAAGAATGTCGATGATGCTGGTGACACCTGTCAGGTCAATCATGCTGTCGGAGCCGTTGTAGTCGAGGTTCATGCTCGTGACCTTGAACAGTCCGTGCATTGGGGATGAGAGGTCTGCGAGTTCGTCGTTGATTGCTTCAAGAATCTGTGCGCGGGGGAAGCGTGGGGAGACGGTGACGATTGCGTTGGCGCTATGGCTTGCTGCGGTTGTTCCGTTGAATCCGCGCTGAACCGTCAAGGTCTTGGTGTTGGGGTCGGTTTCCCAGATGTACATGACTTCTGAGTCGATTTCGCATACCTGTCCTGGACGCAACCCTTCCAGGTTGTATGACACAGTTACGCTCGTCGTGGACGAGTCGACACTAGAAGCCAGTTTGTTGCGAGCCTCTACTGTTCCTGAGAGTAGTTGGCGCAACGTCCTGTCAATGACGGTTGCGGCTGTGGTCACTTCTTCTTTTTAGCCTTCTTCATTGGCTTGCCAGACTTCTTGGCTTCCTTCTTAGCGGCAGCCATGCCAGCCTTCGTGTACGGGAATTCCTTTTTTCCGACCATCGGCATAAATACTCCTTGACTCTTAGTTCAGTGTAGGGGAGTTTACCACGCCTTACAGGACCAGTATCTTGCCTTTGTCTTAGGACCTGGATTATCGCAGTTGTGGCGGGCACGGAAATTCTTGCGGCGACCAGGCTGCTCCTTTTTGATGGTCATGTTCGGGTCGCCAAACATCACACGCTTCACCTGCTCGCCAGCCGACACATACACCACAGACTTCTTGCGACCGTACCCTGGCTCACCCTTCTTGATGGGGCGCGGACTGTTCAGCGAGACGTTCTTGCCCTGATACTTAGCCATTGCGTTTCGCCCATGCGTTGTCGACGAGGTTTGGGTAGGGACGCCCAGCCTTCTTTGCTCGTGCCTTTGCCGCAGACTTCTGGGATGCCGTCAATGGGGTTGATTTCTTGTTGGGGTTTTTGGTGTCCCAAAACTTTTTCTTTGATGGCATCTTGGCTAATCCTCCAGCAGATACCCTGATTCTTTCAGAACATCTCTGACGTTCAACACTACATGATAGGTCTGCCCAGGGGCAAGGTCTATGTGGTGGGCACCGATGTCGGCTCTGATGCGGCGGTTGACCCTGATGGGGGTGGTGACGTCTCCCGCCCGCACCCAGTTGGAGTTGACGGTGTTGCTGGTGGGTTTGACGATTTGGAGGAGTTGGTTGGCTGAGGTTTCCCAGTTGAACGCAGCGGTTTCTGGGGCAGTGTCGATTGCTTGCTGGGTGTAGCGGTCACGGTTGTTGTACATGTCCCAGAGGGCTTCGGCTAGTTCGTCTCGGTTGGGTTCTTCCCAGTTGCCGATGTCGGACCATTTTCCGATGGTTGCTTTTTGTGGGGTGGTGGAGATGCGGTGGGTAGCGAGGTCTGAGAATTCTCGGTGACCGTGGGCGTCGGTGAGGATGGTGGGTATGCCTGCGGACATGGCTTGAAGAGGCATGAGTCCGAAACCTTCGCCACGGGAAACAGACACGAAACAGTCCATAGATTGCATGAGGGCGGCTTCTTCTTCTACAGTCATCCAGTCCCGATGCACCACCACGTTCGGATAGTCGATGCGTTCTGGAGCAGACCTGTACGGCGGAACTATTTTGATGTGCAGTTCAGTGTTAGGCATACCTAACATGTTGAAAACGTCTAGGACAACATCGAGTCCTTTGCGGTGCCATTCGGACCCGCCGCACAGAATCCTGAAGCGGTCGGTTTTGGGTTGCGGGTTCGGGTACCAGATGTTGCGGTCTACGCCGAGGGGTATGACGTGGACGTTGTCATGGTATTTAGAGAACAGGTCAAAGTTGTGGAGGCAGGGAACGATGACGGTTTGAAATTGGGGGAGGTACTCAAAGAATTTGGGTGGGAGTTTGTCTGATTCCCACATGGTAAGGATGGTGGCTTTCTGCCCGTGATACCAGCCTTTGACCATGTCTGGCTGCATCGCATACACTACATGCTCAGCACGGTCGTTGAGGTTGACCTTTGTGGCGAGGGTGTCTTTGAGGGAGACGAACATGCGACCGTACCCGACATGGGGTAGGTCTGGTCCGATGAACGCTAAATGTTTGGCAGTATCCCCGTTTCTACCTGCCATGATTCCTGCGCTTTCTTTTCAACTTCGGCTGCACCGTCAATCTTTTTCGGCTGTAATCCGTTTGCACGGAGCCGTTTGTAGGCGGGCATGTCCTTGTTCCAGTTTCGTTCTGTCTGCTTGATTTCTGACACCTTAGCGCCCCGCGACGTCGTCGAGTTGGTACCCATTCGGACACCTGCGACCCTGCAACCGAAGCATCCCTCGACATCCAGGTTGGGGTGGGTTTCTCTGTGCTTCACGATATGTATGCTCCGTATCCAGCAGCAGTCAACGATGCGACCTCGGCTGCGTCCACTTCTGTGCTATGCCCACCATAGTAAACCTTGGAGATGAGGGTGTAGTCGGAGGGTTGGCGTTCGGTGTAGGTGCCGTTGGTGAGCAGGAAGATGTTTCTTCCTCTGCCTGACGCTTCGATGTGGACACCGAGTTTGTTGGCGAGGCGTTCTTCTTTGCTGATGGGCAGCATGGACATGACATCTTGGATGATGGCGGGTACGACGAAGTTGTCGGCGGGTGGGGTGAAGGTTGCCATTAGGTGATGCTGGCTCCGTATCCTGCGGCGGTGAGTTCGGTTACTTCTTCGTCGGTCAAGAATATGTCATGCCCACCGTAGTAGGTGCGGGTGATGAGTTCTGGGCGGCGTGGGTCTGTGGTGGTGTAGGTGCCGTCGGAGAGACGGTAGAGGTTTTTGGCGCGGATGCCTTGTGGGGTGTGGGCGAACAGTCGGTCTGGTGCTTCTTCGGAGAGACGTTCCGCGAATGGGTAGGTGCGGGTGGTGGGGACTCGGAAGATGTGGGACTTTATCCAGTCGGCTGATGCGCTTCCAGTTCCCGAACCCGTACAGGTACGCCTGTTGATTCGAGCGCCGACCGCCGTCTGCGTACCCGTGCCCGCGCTCGCTCCCGTTCTGAGCGCAACGAGAAGGCGCGACGCCGATGACCCGCCAATGCCTTGACTGCTGCTGGTTCGAGGTACAACATGGAGGACAACAATAGACGATGAGCCAGTCCCAGACCCAGTCGCGGTTCGTGGGATGACTTCAAGAGATATAGCGCTGGAGCCGCCGATGCCGCTTCCTGTGGCGGTTCGTGGAGCGATATGCAAGCCGAGGGCGGTGGAGCCTCCTGTGCTTGTGCCTGTTGCGGTGCGTGGGGCTGTGTGTGCGCCTGTGGCGGTGGAGGTGCCTGTGCCTGTGTTGCTGGCTGTGCGTGGGGCGATATGTAGCCCTGTAGCGGTTTGGGTGCCTTGCCCTGTGGCTGTGGCGGTTCGTGGGGCGATGTGCAAGCCGATGGCTTGGTCGCCTGCGGTGGCACCACCTGAGCCGTAGCCAGTGCGCAGGACACCGTGAACGATGGCGTTGTTGGAGGTTCCTGTTCCTGTGCCTGTTGCGGTGCGGAATTTGATGACCGCGTTGACGGTGGAGGATGTGCCTGTGCCTGAGCCTGTGGCTGTCCGTTCGATGGCGGACTGGTTGTAGATTGCGCCAGCCTGGTTGTACAGGAATCCTGACTGATTATAGGTAGTCATCGACTACCTCTTTACATAACCGTAAATATCAACTTTTCGCATAACCAAACACTTGCGCTTTCATCGCGATGTTTCCGCTTGATACAAAAAATCGTACGCCAGTGTAGGTTTCTGCTGCTGTGAGAAGTCCACCTCCAGATGAAAAGGCACCGTTGTAACTGTCGCAAAATTGAACCTGGAATGTTGGTCGTCCGCTTGCCCCAACATTGTGGACATCTAAAACAAAACTTGAAAGCGTTGCCGTATCGGAAACTTTGGCGGCAAGGACCGCATAAGAACCGTTGTTGACAGCGGTTACGGATGATGTTCCGAGGTAACTTGCATTTATGACCGATGAGTAATAGTTGGCTGTTTGTTCCGTGCTGGTGCCTTTATAGAAACTCATTCGTGGTTCTACGTTGTTGCTGGCACCGATTATTTCTGAACAGACAATTCGATAACTTGTAAAATCCGATGTGAATATGGATTGAAAATTTGTTCCGCTGTCTGCTGCGGCTGTGAACGATACGTTTTTTACAAAAATAAGTCCTGGCGGTCCGTATGCGGCTGTTTCGTAAGACCATGCCGAACCGTTCCAAATTGCGATTCTGTCGGTGTCTGTTTCGTAGATTGCTTGCCCGTCATACGGTGACGCGGGACGAGTCGAAGACGTACACACCCCAGGACGAACAATTGACTGGGCACCAACAACAGATGAAAGAGGCATTATCCAGCAATCTCCATAACAGTGATAGACGATGTGCTACCAAGCGTGTCTGCGCCGCGACGGTTTACATACATTGTGTCGGAACCAGCCCGAGCCTGAATTTTGTATGTAGTAGAGGATGTTGTTGATGGGCTGTCAAGAAATGTTATCGTCGCTGCCATATTCATTGCTGTTGAACTTACAAAGCCGTGCCACGTTGAAATTGTAGAACCAGAAGTTGTTTGGGCAATAGCCGTGGCTCCACGGTTTAGATTTAGGTAGTAGTCGTTTGTAGTACTGCCCGCACTTGTCACATAAGCCAAAACAAAAATTTTGCTTGATGTGCTTGTAGGAGTAATGTCAACAGACAAACCAGTTACATCAACAAACGATGTCGAGTTAGTGCTGAAAGCATCTGCTTTGAATGTGCTTGCTACCTGAATAACAGACCCGCTCGTATAGTCCGAGTACGCCAACGTCTTCCACGCCGAACCATTCCAGATGCGCACCAGATTCGTATCGGTTTCGTAAATCATCATCCCGTCATACGGGTTTGCTGGACGATTAGATGAGGTAACAACACCAGGTCGAAGACCCTGAGAAGTAGCAGAAATCGTCATACTTCAAAATTCCATTCTTCTGCGGTGTTGCCTTCAGCAACCCACTCCAGATAGACCTGATAATCCGAGTTCGCTTCATCCATCGGAATCCATGATTCATCATTCTTCAAGAGATTGACATGACCCGAAAAATGAGTTACCAACTTGTATTTATCTTTAGCCACGATTACAACTCCGCACTAGCAACGAAATGAATATAAGCGGCACCAGCAGCAGTTGCACCACCAGCATAATAACAAGCGAAAGACCCTTGACCATCGACAAGAATGTTTGCAGTTACTTCTCCAGCGGCATCAGTTCCTATCTTGTTGATTGTTCCAGCATTGGTATAAGCGGTTGTGGTGGGCGTACCCCTCATCCGTGTCGCGAAACTTACTGTTGAACCTTGATTGCTAGTAAAAGTCCCGATAAACAAATATCGCAAACCCACAGACGTGCTTGTAGCAGGATTGACATCAATATTGTATGACTTCTGATAATACCTTTGACACTTTTCAATCGTGTCACTAATTGGCTCGAACTCGAATGGTGTTGCTACCGCACCAGCCTCCAACTGCACACCCGTCACCTGCCAATAATTGTTTGTGGCGGAGGCAAGGTTCGTTTGACCTGTCGCACGAGTGTTCGTTGCTGTACCCCAAGTTGTTTGCAACGGTGAGCCGCCTGTAAAAGTTGAGCCAGCACCAAGCCAGAAGTTCACATCAAGACTTGCGGCATTGTCGTTGTCCAAAACACCTGTCGTATCCGCAGGGAAAGTAATCGTTTTCTTCTCCCAAGTCGCAGACGCAGACACGCTGTACGACGCAGACACACGGCGACTGTTGTCATTGTCAATAAGTTCAGCGATGTATGTACCCGTCACATTTGACTTCACCCAAAACGAAAGCGAGAACTGCTTGGCTGACGCAGTACCTTTCAAGAACTGCTGAACATTCTGACCTTCTAGTTTCGTCGCAATAGTCAGATAGTCATTAGCCGAAGGTGAAGCGTCGGCGGTAGTGCAGTTCATTTTCAGTGACTTACGGAAGCCTGAACCTGTCGGCGCATCATTCTCAACAGTCTGTGTCCAAGTACCCAGCGAACTAAGAACCGTTTTCCAGCGGTCAACCGTATTGTATGTTTCAGCCGTGATGCCCGTAACAGATGTTGCCCTCTGCGCAACCTGCATCGCACCATTGATAACCACATTACGGTCACGCTGAGTCTCCAACCCAACCCACGCAGACCCATCCCACACAGCCATCTGGTCGGCATCGGTCATATAGATAACTTGCCCATCAAACGGGGACGCGGGTTTAGTAGATGATGTGCAAACCCCAGGCTTCAACGAGCCGATACCGTACCCAGAATCCAAACCCATCAGGCAGTCTGCTTCTCCCAACCAACCACCGTAACATTCACCTTCGACGCAGTATCAGACAAACCCTGCAAAGTCTCACCAGCCGCCAACACAATCGCCGTATCCCACACAATCACATCATTCGCACCAATCGGCAACGCCGACATAATCCGATTCGACGCAGTAGCCGCAGACCCCACAGCCAACGTCACCGTACGGTCAACCGTATCCGTGTTACAAATAATGATTTGCTTGATAACCTCCGCATAGCCTGTGGCTGCGGTACAAATCGTGGTCGTCGTGGTACCCAACTGGGTTGGTCCGCCGAGACGGGATTCGCTTCTATCACCAACAGCCATCGTTACGCTCCAATATCCATGAGAATGATTGCCGCCAACACATCAGAGTTCAACGGCTTATTTACCTTGTAATCAAGACTAGTCGCAACACTCGACCCATTCACCCCAACCTTTGCTTCCAGCGCCTCAATCGCATCGTTCGCGTCAGCGTGTTGGTCCGCATGAGAAGGACTCGTCAACGAATCCGTAGATGTCGGATTAGTCAGCGCATCGAGAGAAGTGGGGAAGTTTGTCGCCACGACGGGCTACCCCACTAATCCAGCGTAAGCGTCAGCGAAGTGATTTGAAACGTGTCGCCAGCGGTAACAGCAGCGGAAGAAGACAAAGCGCCAGACCACAAACAGTTACCCGAAGAAGCATTATCCCAAAGCGACCAATGTGAGTACGTTTCAGTTGTCGAGACGTTGGTCCATTCAAGAGTCGCAGAAGAAGCCAACGAACCCGACGAAGCAGCCGACCACGACACAGCCTTACGAGTCGTCTCAGTTGCAGCGTTGCTGGTTCCCGCCTCGCCTGGGTCGCCAGTGTGCAACTTGACGTAGGTGGTGGTGACAGCAAACGACTGGTTCCTCAGAGTGTCAAGTAGTGCGTTTTCGGCGTAGTTGGAAATTGACATCGCTAAGAGTGTAGCAAATAGAAAAGCCCCCCGCCGAAGCAGGGGGCTTCTCTAAACCAGACTGGGTCTAGTTAGTTCGTGCCGATGCTCGAAGACGATTCGATGCGACGGAGCGAAGCCTCGCGGAAGCGACCGTAGCCACCCAGCCAGTACCAGCCCAAAGGCTGCAAGCGCATGAGGTAGTCGGTGACGTTGCCGCGGACAATCTTCGGCACTGCGCCGTTTCCGTCCTGCGTCGAGAACGCCTTGGCAAGAGCCTGACGTCCCATGATGTGCGTGCAGTACACGTCCACCGTTCCCGTTGAACCCGAGCCGTCCGAGGCGTTCGTGAACACCTTGGCGCGTGGCGTCTCAATGAAGCGAACCGACTCAAAGAGTCCGATTTCGCCGTTGTAGATGCCCTCTGGGTTGACGTAGTTTGCTGGCGTGCGCCATGCGGCTGCGTCGGTTGCCGAGCGGAAGTCGTACGACACGTCTGGGTGGATGAAGCCCATGTACGAGCCGTTGAACGTGGCGACGTTCGCGGCACGCAACTGTGCGACAACCTTGCGGACGTCGTCAGCGGCGATGATGTCCTCTGCGGCGACCGTGGTGCGGCTGGACGGGGTGCTGCTGCCACCCGTTGCGTACACGACGTTGCTGCCGCCTGCGAGAACTTCGCGGACGACCTGGTCCATCGAGTCGCCAGCGTTGTAGCCAATGATGTTGGCTGCTGCTGCATCGACGTCGAGGAACGCGGTGCCACGCAACTTTGCGGTGGTGACGACTGCGTTGCCGTACTCGTTGAGGGTGACGGTCACCTGGCTGTCGGACAGCGCGGTCGGGGTGACGTCGGTGACCTCGTTGAGGGTCGACGTCGCGGCTGCGATGTCAGAGAAGATGGTGAACGTGACGCCAGAACCAGGCATTGCCTGGGCGACTGGCTGGATGTCTGCTGCCTGGTCGAAGAGGAGTTCCGAACGCAACGCGAAGTACGCGAGGCGGTCAAATGCAACCTGGTCGATGGACAGAGACGAGGTAGTGGTTTCGCCTGCCATTTTAGTTTTTTCCTTTTGTTAGTAGTTTGCGTTTCCTAGAGCGATTCGTGCTTCTGCCAGGATTGCATCTACTTCTTGCGGGCTTCGAGCCTCGCTGATTCGCCTGCTCCAGTCGACTGGTGGCTGTGCGGTTTGAGCGCCCGCAGCGATTTTGTTGGTTCGCTGCCACGCCTGTGCCTCATCAGCCGTTGGTGTCGTTTCGGGGGGACTAATCAAACGCGCCTCAACTGCTGCTTGCCTGATGGCATCTGGGTCGAGGTTGCCGTCGTAGCCTTTGACGAAGTACTTTGCCATCGGGTCGGTCGGGTTGATTCCCGCCTTGACGAAGGCTAGTTCTCGTTTTGCGGCTTCGGCTTCTGCTACCTGCTTGCGCAGGGCTTCGGCTTCCTTTTCCAGTTGCTTCATCCGCGCTCGAACTGGGTTCTGCGTGGACTCCATCTGGTCGTCGCTTTCGTAGTTGTCAATTTCTGACATATGGCACTCTCCTTTTACCCACACCACAGCGGAGGACTGTGGCGGCTGTTTGTTGATTGGTCTCCCCGTATGCACCATACAAGTCGGGGGGCGCTTGTACAGGTAGTTGCACTATAACACAGTTATTGTGCGTGTCTACTATTGCCCTACAGTTGTGAGTCCTGTTTGTTGTCCGCTTGCTCCTGCGAATCCGCCGCCTTGTTCGAAGCCTGCTTGTCGGCGTCGGCGGCGTTCTGCGATGCGTCGTGCGGCAGCCTGTTCATTGGTGAAGACTCCTGCGAGGATTTCTTCTTGGGTGATTTCTTGTTCACCGATGTTGGTGCGGAACAGTTCTGCTTGTTCACCGATTTGGCTGAAGCCTTGCTGGGCTGCGGCTTGGGTTACGCCTGAGAGGGCGAGGTTTTCGGCTTGCTGGGCGGTGAGGACGATGTTGGCGGTGGTGCGTGCTTGGGCTGCGATTTGGGCGGAGCGTGCTTTGCGTTCGATTTCGGTGGTGGTTTTGGCTGGGTCGAGGAAGTATTCGACGAGTTGGCTGTCGTCGATTCCTGTGAGTCGCTTGAGTTCGTTGACGACGGTTGGGGGTGCGTTGACTAT